ATACGACGATTACGCTGCATAATACCGTTTGTCTGTTGCCAGTGTGTTGGTATCAGCGTTACCGTCTTGCCATATAGGTAGGCAAACTTAAGGGTGCGTAGGAAGTCTTCCTTAGATTCATGACGATTTAAATGTACCTCAACCAAGGTGCATAGTTCGTATGATTCCAATGGCTGCTCTGCACAAGGATTGAATCCCATTACACGATAATCCTTGCCATCCGCAGGATCCTTAAGTCTGCCATAGTTTCTGGCAACATCAAGCCAAATGAATCCTGGCTCTCCGTTGCTTGCGATTAGGTCTACGTAGTCTTCGTACTTTGTACCTACCGTCGCAGAAATCGAGTTGTTTGACATCCATGCCCAACCTGGGTTTTCTGGATCAAATGAATTTCTTTCTGGAAAAACCTCAGAATTCTTAAGATTCATAAAGTCTTCATCCTGAGCATTACCTAAAGCCAAAGTTGCAGATCGTCTAACATTTCCTGATACCACACAGGTACCAATAAGGTTTACGATATCTACTATTGCTCTTGAGTCTAGGGTTTCTCCTGCTCTACCGCCTATTACAGCCCTTATCTGCTTGTGCAACTGGATAAGTGGTGCAGGACCGCTTGCAGTGCCTCCAAAGCCCTTGATAGGCGCTCCTAGGGGGCGAATAAGGTCATAGTTAAACTCTTGAATATACATGTTAGGCTTTAAAAATGAATTAATTAATAATCTAACAGATTCTACCCAACCTTCACGAGTATCTGGAATTTCATAAACCTGTGGTGGCTCTGTAGGACTATAAATGGTTAAATGCTTATCTGCTCCCACAGTATCAAACCCTACACCAACACCCATCATAAGTGCATCCATAACCCAGGCAAATAATGTTCCTGGATCATTTCTATCTATGTCTTTTGTAGATACCATAGCGCAGTTTTGTAATGCTGCTGAGTTTTTCTTTTCCATTGTAAGTGCCGTGCCAAAAGACCATAAACCTCGTCCTGGTGGTGTCCACTTTAATTCAAATAAACGTTGGTAGGCCTCTTTAGCCGAAGCCTGTGCCTTATAGTCATTCCATGGAAGTCTGTTCTCTTTTGCATGATTCTTCTGAGCCGAATACATACCCTCGATTACTCGACGACAAACCTCATACCATCTTTCTTTAGTTCCATCTTCTTTCATACGAGAGTAGGTACGAATAAACGTAATCTCTCCTAATGAATTACCACCAGCATCTGTAAATCCAAATGGTGGTTCCTTTGATTTATAATCATTTATAAACTCTTCGGACAAACGAAAACTAAAAAAATCAGACATGTATTTCTCCTAATTGAAAACTGTAGTTACCTAAGTATATCAGAGTTTTGAAAAAACAAAAACTCTATATGTATTATTTAGGGTTAATCTTTTTCTAACGATACTCTTTTAATTGCCTAAATTGTCTTTTATAGGAATCAAAGAATAAAGCCTTTAGTTTTTTCTTTGTGTTATCTTGTTCTTTAATATCTTCTTCTCCTCCAAAAGACATCTTCCATTTATCTCTTTTAAATGGTATTACTTGAACAATTGGTGTTCCTGCTGGAATTAATCCTTCCATCTTTGGATCTTTTAACACAAAAGGAAAGTTTACTGGAGTAGAGTAAGTATCAGTATCAACAACTCCAGGGAAAGCAACAAATGGGGTTTCTCTGTGCATAGGAGGAATAAATAAACACGAGTACCCAGGCTCTGTTTTTATTGACCATACGTTATTCCATTTTGGATATTGAATCTCATGGCCAGCCCCGTTTGGGTGTTCTGGCAGTTGTGCTTTTTGATGAAATGAAATAATATTGTGTCCTGGAGTTTGAAAAAATGGATGCTTGTCTCCAGTTACTTTCCCATACTCTAATCTTTGCGAAACAAAAACATCACAATGTGTATAGATAATATATCCACTAGTTATAGCGTCAAAAATAGGCATACATTTTTTTGCTGTACCTGGTGACTCATTTTGGGCATTTGGTTCTTTTTTACCACCCATATAAGACTCCATGTTTTTATACCAGTCTGGTATTAGTTCAGATGCTGGAGTCGGATTAAACTGATCTGGGAATCCCACAACATTAGTAAATGTAATAATATTTGTCATTTAAAATTTCCTCCTATAAGGTTGACCAGTATAAATATTTTCTATAATCGCCGTGTTGTATTACTTTTGGATCGACCCACCAATCTTCATGATACGATCTATGAACTAGCGAATATCCAAATGAATCTAAAATCTCTCTTTGTGCATTTCTAATAGATTCATTTTTCCAATACATATTGGCATCATGCTCAAATGTAATTAAAGTAAATCTATAAGTATTTAATGGAACAGCCAATAATCCATGTAGTGTCCAGTGACTATTGCCTACTGGTCTTCCTTCCATATCATATCCAGCATCTATATCTAACTGTAGAAAATCAATCTGCTTTGGAAAATTATTTTTTTCAAAATAATCAACATAATTAAAAGATAGAGCATCGCCCATACATGGGTTTTTTCTATTTGCATTAAACTCTTCTCTCATAGAATCAACTATTTCAAATGACACACCTTGCCAGTCATATTCTTTTTCTAATAAGTAAGTATTGTTTCCATTACTATAATGTGCTGCGCCCAACTCAACATAATATCCATTCTTCTTTTTATTTAAAATTCCAAGAATGAACTGCTCTTGCTCTGTCATTTGATGAGAGTTAAAGTCCTCATTTGTAAATCCAATATTTGTCATTTAAATAAATCTCCTTTTAGTCTTGTTGGTTGCTGCTCTGTTCCATGTATAAAAACAGTTGTGAAGTATCTAATTCTATCATCTAAAACTGGTAATGATCCATGAACTATATGGCCTCCATGAATATATAAACTGTTTGTTTTTGGTTTAACTTTAATATTTATTTCTGGGTAGTCTAATTCACCACCGAGGTAGTCATCGTTGTAATATAGGCAGAACCCATAGCCTATGTAGTATGGCAAATCTGGAATCCATTGATCAGCATGATGCTTTATAAAGTCTCCCTTTTTATATCTTTGTAAATGTGTTGAGTGAGGAAAGTAAGAGTATGATTCCATTAGATTTTCTAGAGAATCTCTGATAGAGTCAAATACGCTAGGATGCTTAAAATATAAACTTTTGCCAAACCAAAAATCTGAGATGTTCTGCTCTATTCTAGCCTCTTCATCAAACCAAAGTTCTTCTGGAGTATTATTAATTATATCTAAAACCTCAGACATCTGATCTTCAGTTAAAAAATCATTTACCTCATATAGGTCATCATATAATTTATTAATCTTCATTTTATTTACATATATTTACTATTAAATATATGACTTACCTCCAAGTGATTTATATTCATATGTTTTGGAAGTGACCCAACCCATCTTATTGTTTCTGCCATATTTTCTGCTGTTAAAGCATTTTCTTTTTTTTCTAACTGTGTATCTATTGTACCAGGACAAATCTCTGTAACTTTAATTCCATACTCTGGAAACTCCATTCTCATTGTATCTATTAGGGCCATCTCTCCTCTTTTAGCATTACTATAATTACCCCCGCCTCTAAATGGAACCTTTCCACAAAGAGAAGTTATAAATATAATAGTGGCTGATTCTGATTTTTTCATAGACGGAATAAATAATTGTGATAAATACATTGGTCCAGAAACATTTATATCATATGCTCTTCTAAAATTATCCATTGTTTCATTAATAATAAAGGTTGGTCCAGAGCCTCCGCCAGCATTATTTACTAATAGGTCTACGGTAATATCCTTATACTTTTCATAAAAGTTTTTAATTTCAGATTCGTTTGTAATGTCTAATCTATATAATTCTAAATTAACATTATTTAATTCTGACAGTTTGGTTAGATCTCTTGATACAGCAATAACCTTATAATCATTTTCTAATAAAAGTTTTACTGTTGCCAGGCCTACACCTTTGCTGGCTCCTGTAACTATTACAGTCTTCATGGCTGAATCTCACCTTTTTCAAGTTTATCATAATATTCTTCGAACCCTATAAATTTTGGAATATTATTAATAATTTGTTGGTTTTCTCCCCTATACGTAAACTTTAATCTTTTTTCTTCCATTTGTTCCCAAACCTCTTTACCATATTTTTCTTCCAATTCTAACCATTTAGGGTGCGCTTCTTGCTCAAATCTCCAATATGTTCTAATTATATATTTTTCTCCATTATCAACAGACCTAACTCCATGATAATGGGGATGTCCTGATAAAAATACAACTATATCACCTGCCTGTGGCTTATATATATAATCTTCTACAACTGTTTCCAAACTTTCATCTGAAACAAATCTATACTCAACCTCTCCACCTTCATAGTTATCATTTAAATAAAAAACTGCAGTAACTCCAAATTTAATTCCTGGTTGGTATGCCTTTTCTCTTTGAAAATCTGTATGATGATGCATAAAATAGCCAGGATGGTCTGCTGCGTTTGGTATGTATTTTGCTATATTCCAACCTTGAAAAAGCCAGTTATTTAAATTAACATTGTTTTCTTCAAGATATAATTTTGTAGTTTCATAAAATAATGAATCTATTTTTTTTGTAATTAAATTCTCTTCTGTTTCAGAGGAATATGTTGTATTGAATTTTTCGTCCCATTGTTCTTGGGTTGGAAAATTATTAAATAAATAATCATTTCCTGTACCATTTGTCATTTTACCAAACGTATACCAATCATCCCAGACCCTATTATTTTCAAAATAATCTATAATTTCTTGTGGGTTATCCAAGGCATTGTGAAAAACCCAAACAGTATCATGTATCTTTTCAATATTAAAATTACTCATTACATGCTAGACTTTCTATTAATGTCCATATTGTTGTGAATCCAATGACCAGGAACCATATACTTTACTCCATTTTTAACTGTATGGGCAGTATGAAAATATGGTGCATTTGCTGGGAATATTATAACGCTATTTGCCTTTGGTTTTACCCCAAAATTAATTGCTCCATTTGCAATAGATACATCATAGTCTAAATCTACTTCTGGAGCAACTCCTTCAGAAAATCCCTCAGCACTTGTCCAACCGCCGTTATAATCTTTTAATTGAAAAGATATCTCTCCACCTTCGCAATCATCATTCAAATACATAACAAGAGAATATCTTAATGTTTTATCACCATCTAGTTGATCAAAGTGTGCACCCATTCCCATTCCAGTATAATATTTTTTGATATTAAAGGTAGGGAAAAGTTTTGGCTCATCGTAATCTCCTAGCGCTGTAGCATAGTCTTTACAGACATTGTAAAAGGTATTCATTACAGAATTATAAATATATTCACTTTTTATTGCTACATCATTATTTAAATTTTTTATTGCCCCCAAATCAAATGTTTTTGTTTGTCCATAAATAAAATTAATATCATTTGACGATGTCCAGTTTTTCCATAAATTAACACCTGAATCAGCATAAGATTCCATAGTTTCTAGGTCATTAAGAGTTTGTGTAAAAACATCAAAGTTTTCTATTGCATCAGTATAATAGTAAACCTTTTCATCTAATATTTCTTTATTCATATTTTCTCCTAGTATTTATTGTTTTCATAAAATCCTTTTTCTTTTACAAATCCTACAAGAACATATCTTATTGGACCATCCGAAACATGTCTAACTCCATGCTCATGTTTACTATCTCCTGGGAAAAATAAAAGATCTTTGGGATTAGGCCTTATAGATATATCTAAATTTTTAAAAAACAACTCTCCATCATTATAACTGTTATTTATATATATAATTGCGGCGTATCTAATTGATGGGTCTGTGTCTTGATCTACATGCGACTTTAACTCTACTCCTGGTTGCATTCTTTGAATTGTTGCAAGTCCGCTCAATAATAATGAATCATCAGAATTACTAACCATGTTATTTAATCTATCATAAAAAAATTTTTGAATAGGATGATATTTTATATTTAAATTTTTGTCTGCCCAGTTTTGTGTTATTTCAAATTTTCCTTCAGCAACCAAGTTTTCTACATCATCTCTACCAAATTTTTCCATACAAAATTTGGACAGGTTAGACATGTACTCCACTTCCCAGTCTTCCTGAGATGCACTATCTACAATGTTATTTATTGTATTCAACTCTTCATCTGTTAAAAAATTTTTGACCCAAATTAACTCTTCAGTAACCTGTTCAAAATTAAGATTGTTTTCTTTTAGTTGATTAATAAACTCTTTAATCATTTAGTTTATCCTCAACCTTATATTTATTTCCTTCTTTGTCTAATTTATATCCTTCTTTTAATAATTCTTGCCACTCGGCTTTTTCTTTTGCTTGATAGGCTCTAGTCTCTTCCATTTCTTTAGCCCATTCATCACGAAGTTCTTGTGGATATGCATCTTCTTCACGATCATCCCAAAAGGAACCAATAGTGTATCTAACTCCACTGGTAATTAGTGATACTTCATGCATATTGTTAAATCCCCCGTCAAATGCAGCAAGCATTCCAACTTTAGGCTGTATAGTTAAATTTTGATCTGGAAACTGTAAAAGTCCTCCCTCAAAATCATCATTTAAATATAAAAAGGCGGCGTATCTGCTTCTTGTAAAAGCACCAGATTTTCCATGCTCGTCTGTATTATCTGAATGTTTTCTAGCATATGCACCTGGCTCCCATTTTTGTGTATGGTATCCAATTTGACTTATAATTCCTGGATCAAGTTCATGTACAGATGCTACGGCATTTATAATACCCTTTTTCATATCAGAAAAAATTGTTCCTGGTAGACCTTTTTCTAAAACTATATTATCATCGTCTTCTGGCAAAGTAGAAGAATAAGATTCATAAAAAGATATTGGTGTCCATGTTAGTTTACCTAATTCGGCATGTTTGTCTAAAATCTTTACAAGTTTAGCAGCAGTGTCAGCATCTATAAAATTTTCATAGACAACAATATCTTTTGTTAATCTATTTTTATTTTCTAGGTTCATTTTATTCTAACTCCATTTTCTATTTTTAATCTTTGAGGATGCTCATCCCTAAACTTTTTTTCTAATTCAGGTTGCATAGATGCCCAAACATCTTTGCCAAATTCTTTTTCTTTTGCATACCACTCATCAGTACCCTTTTGATATTTTTGCCAGTACATTCTTGACAAAAATTTATTATTTTTATACGCTGGCATAACTCCGTGAAGGTATGGCATTTCATTTTCTGTTAAATAATCTGGGTGTCCAGATGGGAAAACAAGAAGATCTCCTGCTTCTGGTTTATACTTAACAAGTTTGTCTCCCATTGCAAAATCAAGTTCTCCGCCCTCATAATCATCATTATAATAAATTGTGCATGTTATTACAAACTTATAGCCTGGAGCATCTTCTTGCTCTCTTATATAGTCTGAATGATATCTCATACCATGTTGCTCTTTATCATTGCTTACATGATATTTACCTACAGTTCCTCCAGTCCATCTCCATAATGGTGTGACTTGTCCGTTTTCGTCTATAGTTGTTGCATCCAAGTCTACATCTATGTTATATCGTTTAATATAATCTTCTGTTACTAAATGAAAATTTTCCATCATCTCAATAGCAAATTGTTTTTGATCTTCTTGAGTCTGTGTGTTTGTTTTAATATTTTGTAAGTTACCATATTTGTCTGACAAAGTAAATTCAGGCACTATTGGATTTAGGTAATCTCCAAAAATTGACCACTGTGTCCAAGGACTAAAAATCCTGTCTTCTGTTTCATTCAATGAGTCTGTTAAAGTCTTATAAGACTTATCAATATCTTTAAACATATTTTTGTAAACAAGTATATATGGATATATTTCTTCTATTTCAAAAGCAGAACTCATTTTTATAAAATCCCCCTTTTTGAATCCCACTTTGAAATTTCTTCATCCGTAGGAAAAATTCTATAATATTCTTTTTCAAAGTCTGGCTTTACATCTCCAGTATGTTCTAGAATTTCCCAAAAAAATGGACATGTATATCTAAAAGAATTCTTTATTTCGGTTACACCGTGGACGTAATTCATGTCGCCTGGGAAAAAGTATGCAGCACCCTTTTTTGGTTTAAATTGAATTTTTTGATGAGGGAAATATAATTCGCCACCTTCGTAATCGTCATTAATATAAAATAAACTTGCTATGTCATAGTTAGGAAAATCATTTGGCATTCCAGCATCTTTTCCTTGATGTAATTCTTTATCTGCATGTGGCCTTTGAAAAAGTCCTGGATTCCATTTTACAATTGTTTGCCCAGTTGGCTGAACCCTTACTTTGAAAAAATCTTCTATAACTGGCTTTAATCTATTTACAAGATTTTCAATTAATATACCTATCTTGGGATCATTTTTATCTAATGATGGTCTTGATGCCACACGATCTTTCCAGAATCCAGCATCGTAAACAATTGTTCCATTTTCATTTTTATGACTTTGCGTAACATCCCAAACAGTTATTCCTCTTGCTGCCTTATCAAGAAAGTTTACCTCTTCTTCTGTCATAAAATTTTCTAATTCAATAATGTTTTCTGGACCACTTCCAAAAAATCCAGACGGGGTGCTGGATGGCTTTCTAATTACTGTAGTTGCTTCTTCTGGCATCATCATTATATTATATCACTTTCCTCTACTGTCTATTACATTAAGTCTTAATGTTTTAACTTCATGTGACCCTAAAGATTCATTTTTTTCATTTATAGCATCTCTATACCAGTCAGTCCACTGGCCAGAAGAGTTTATCTCTTGTGCTGCTTTTCCATAATTATTGTTTGCTTGATTTCTTAAATTTTGTGGATCTGAATATTCAATAATGTTAATTGAAGTATGATTTAATTCTGTTAAAGATATAGGAATTATTGTGGCAATAGGAGTTCCTGCCTTTATAACAGTTTCTTGATTTGATTTTCTAGCCCTTATTGCTAGTGGTAGTGGATTATCATAGAAAGATGTACTAATTATATTAGATATTGTCTCAAAATCATCACTAAAGTAGTTAACTGGACTAATTGTCCAAAGGCTTACGTTGTTGTCAGTTCTAAAGATTAACCCTGTTTGCAAACTTACAGACGATTGACCTCGTCCGCCATAACAATTTGCTGGGCTTTTAATTTCTACATGTTTGTCTGTTTGATCTGTAATTCCATCCCAAGTAAAAATAATATCTTCAGTACAAGAAAGACTCCACCCAACAACATTTGCTTGAGTTACTGGGAAACATCTATATGCATGTTTTTCAGAAGTAACGTCCATCCAGTCTCTTTTTATAGACATTGGCTCTATATTGAATATAGAGTCTGGAGTCTTCTCAACTGAAATATTAAACATTATTCATCAGCCCACTTTGGATCATACATATCTGGAGTGTGATACTTTTTACTATAGTCTAACATTGTTACTATTGAATACTTTGTTCCTGAATGAACTGGCATTGCTCTATGTGGATACATGAAGTTTGAAGGGAAGATGTAAAGATCTCCAGCCTTTGGCTTAATGCTTAGTTTCTGTAGTCTAAATGCTAACTCTCCACCTTCATAGTCATCGTTTATATATGCAACCAAAGATACTGTGCAGTTATATGAAAAACCATGATCATGATGTTCCTGAAAGTGTTGACCTGGTCCATATTTAATAAAATTAAGCGCTTCCCAATATTTTAAATCCATTATATTATAGTCTCGTCTATAATCTTCTACTGCAGGTAATTTTACGTCATATACATCTTGCCATAATGCCTGTAGTTTTAGACTTATATCACTTTTGTCTTGCTCAATGTCACTTTTCTTAAACTTAAAATCAACACAATCACGATAATCTGGCATTAACTGTTGATATCCAACATATGCTGGTTGCCAAGAATAACCAGTCTTATCTCCTACTGGCTTTAAGTAACTTTCTAATCTATTAATAAGATCCAACTCTGGCTTAATGACACCTCTGTAGCATGTAATGCCATTGCCTAAATCTTCTTTTTCTGTCCATGTCTGAGTCATATACTTTTCTCCTATTTGTATTCTCTTCTTGTCCATACTTTACTTTTATATACCCCGCCGTCTGGCTGACGATAAAAGTTTGCGTTATCTACCATTTTATCATATATCTTTGACTGATCTAAAATCTCAATATTATGTTCCCAATTTTCTCTTTTAAATGGTAAAACTTGTAAAAATGGTGTTCCAGCAGGAACAGTCCCTTCCCATCCTTCTGCAATAAAAAATGGAAAACTTCCTAAGATACCTACCTTATCTGAATCAACAATTCCAGTAGTATTCATAAAAGGAAGATCAAATCTGTTCATTGGTGTCATAAATAAAGCGCTATATCCTTCTGGTAATTCCAATCCCCAGTCTGGCATCCACGCAAAATGATCTTTATAAAAACCTTTTGGATGTTCAAACTGTGGCATAGGTGGCCTATAACTAACAAAATCATTATATCTTGGATCGTTTACTTTAACGCTTATTACTCCACGATCATTTTTAAAAAATGTTATATCGCATGGTGTCCTAAATACATAGCCAGTCATAAATGCATCCATAATTGCTGGACATGCTTTCCATGTTGGAATTTTTCCGTAGTCGTCTACTGTTCCTTCTTTTGGAAATGGACAAACCTCTTTTGGTGCTTTGTAATATTCTCCGTTAAAAGGATTTTTGGCAAACCTATCTGCTTCTTTATACCATTGAGGAATCACATCTTGTGTTGGAACTGGAACAGATGCACTTTTTTTATTAAGCCAGGGTCTATATGATTTAAAGATAGCAAGATTAACCTGCATGCTTATGTCCTAACTCATTAATATCTGTCATGATTACGACACAATATTTTGTACCGCTTTTCATTGGAAGAGATGCATGCTCATAAATGTAGTTAGATGGGAAAACGACAATATCTCCAACCTTTGGAGTAAGTGTATAACCGTCTAGTCTTGGAAATTGTATCTCTCCGCCTTTGTAATCATCATTTATATAAATGACAGCAGAGACAGTTGCGTTATATGCAGGACCATGATCAGCATGGATGTTAAAGTGTTTTCCTTCACCTTCATACTTAACAAAGTTAAACGCTTCATAATAAATAACATTAATTCCCCAGTAGTGTGCATAATCGTCTATACAGAATTTTAATTTTTGATAAATCTCTTCATGTAAATCAATCAGTTCAGAATTAAAATCATCTCGTGGCCCAAGATTTTCTTGTTTGTATTTAAAATCTACAGCGTCTCTTGCTCTTTTGATTGGAGTTGTTGAATTTGTTACTTGTGCTTCAGACCACTTATATTTTTTGGTACCGTCTAAATTTGACTCAAGTATTTTAATATATTTATCGGCATCATCTTTATTAAAAACATTTCTATAAACATTTAATCCAAGTCCTGGATTTTCTACTACTATGCCATTAGGCAAAGTTTTTGTTGGATATCTGTTTGATGCTGTTTCTGAACGATCTTTTGTAAACCATGGGTTTGAGTTTTCGTCATAAATATTCACAATTTTACCCTCTATCTGTGTATAGATAAAAGTATACCACACCAACTAGTGTCAGTGTGGTAATACTCTTAGTCTATTTTTTATTAATCGATTGCGTTTCCGTCAAGTCTGAATCCTGGACAGTTGCCTGGCCAACCGCTTGTTGGAACGTTTCTACCTAATGAAGGACAATAGGTTAGCGGAACTGATGGAGCAAAGTATGGTGGTACGAAGTACGGTGGGAAGAATGGGAAGAACGGGAAGAATGGAGGGAAGAACGGTGGTACGAAGTATGGTGGGAAGAACGGTGGTACGAAGTATGGTGGTACGAAGTACGGTGGGAAGAATGGGAAGAACGGGAAGAATGGTGGGAAGAACGGTGGTACGAAGTATGGTGGGAAGAACGGGAAGAACGGTGGGAAGAATGGTGGGAAGAATGGGAAGAATGGTGGGAAGAATGGAGGGAAGAACGGGAAGAATGGTGGGAAGAACGGTGGGAAGAATGGCGGGGTAGTGGTAACAGAATTAGATGCAGGAGAAACTAAAGAGTTTCCATTTGCATTTGTTGCATAAACAGTATAAGTCTGTGAAGTGCTTCCTTCTTGAACTACAGTTGTAGAAGTTGCATTAAGTGTGTTACCTTTTCCATCTGAAGATGCCCAAGTGTAATTTGTAATGGCTTTACCACCATTTGCTGGGGCAGTCCATGATACTGTATCTTGGTTTACACCAGTAGTTGCTGTTGGTGCAGAAGGTGTTGCTGGAACAGTTGTTGCTGTTACAGAAGATGATGCTGCTGATGCAGCAGAAGTTCCTGCAGCATTTGTTGCAGTTACTGTAAATGTATAAGCAGTATTAGATGACAAACCAGTTACTCTGAGTGGAGAAGAAGCACCTGTTGCAGTTAATCCTCCTGGAGAAGATGTAACCGTATAAGATGTTGCTGCTGGAGAAAGCGCAGGTAATGTAAAAGATACATCAACTGCTCCATTATTAAATGCACGACCTGTTCCTACATCTGTCGCACCAGTAATAGTTGGTGTTAATGGCTCCAAAAAGTCATTTGATGCTTGGGACTTTCTACCTGTCTTCTTGCCTGCTGCC